TGGGCAAGCACAACGGCACACCACGCCATGCGACAGTTCCCACCTAGAAAGCTGATCTATCAGCGCAAATCCGCCAAGAAAGCCCAACTAACAGTGCTGACCTGGCATGAGTCCATCGGGCAGTGGGGCTCTCAAAACTTCAGCAGTGGCACCGCTCGCAAGGTCAGCGCGACCTTGGCTGAGTGGGTTCGCCACCTAAACGACACTGGCCAGCAGTTCACACTTCTTCAGCTGGATTGCCGCCGGCAGACCTTGCCAGCGTGGCAGCAGATTGTGGCAGACCACAACCGCCGACCCTGGCACACTTGACAGGCTGCCAGATCCGCGTCTACCATTGCACACGAGACCCCACCCTTAGGCTCACCTCATGACTAACTACACTGCCGACCAGCTCGCTTCCTTCCCCTGGATCGTGAGCTGTGACACGCTGAAGACTGAAGACCTCCTAGTTTCGTTCTGGAGTGCCGCTGCTCAGATCGGCGCCGACTTGACCGATCCACTGCCGGCCCTGGAAGCCCTAGTGGGCGAAGCCTCCAGCGAGGCGGCATGGAACGACATGCTGGCAGCGCAGACACTGGAGCAGGTCACCGAAGCCCTAGAGTCTGCCGCCCCGGTCGGCTTCCACTTCGGTAGCTCCGAAGGCGACGGCGCCTGCTTTGGGTTTTGGCTCAGCGAAGACTGGGCCGAAGCGCTGGAGCACTTAGGTTTGGACGCGGATGATCCGACCGGTTGGGCGGCGCTGATTGCCGAGCTGGAGGCAGACGGCATCGACCCCGACAACGTGGAAGACTCCTACCAGGGCCGCGCCGAAGGCTGGAGCGAAGAACGGGCCGGAGCACACTACGCGGAAGAATTAGCCTACGAAACCAGCGCGGGCGGATGCGATTGGGGCGGCGATGGCAAGGGCTGGCCGCTGACTTGCATCGACTGGGATGCCGCATGGCGCGAGCTGGAGAGGGGCGACAGTTACCGGCTGCACGATCTGGGCGGCGGCGATTGGCTGGTTTTCCGGAGCGTCTGAACGTGGCAACCTATCACCGCCCCAATCTGACCTCTGCCGAGCAATGCTTGCTATTGAGCATGGTAGAGACTGCCCTGGATCAAACCTACGGAATCGCCGATCCCGACTTCGAGCCGCTGTACCGGCTCTTTACGAAACTGCGAGACAGCCGCCCAATCAGTACAGAACGGAAGATCACCTAACAGATCACACGGCCCGGCCACAGTGCCGGGCTTTTTGCTGGGCTAAGATTGAACCAAACAGTCGGAGATTGTAACTGTGACGGATCAACCGGAAGCTATCAACGAAGCGCCGGATGATGCGCTGGAAAGTGTAGAGAAGCAACAGCGACCCTATGGGAAGCGCAACCCTAACGCGTTGATCGAACAGCGCCAACAGCGACTGTACCGGCGCCAATTGGAGGGCCTGTCTGCCCGGCAACTGGTGCTAGATCACGCGGAACGTGAAAGCGTGTCTGTAGCAACAGCTTGGCGCGACTGGGAAGCCGTCAACGCATGGAACGCGGAGGACTGGAGCCGTGATCGTGAAAACATGCTCGCAAGACTGCAAACAATGCGAGCCAAGCTGTTCAATGCGGCAATCCGCAAAGGTCAACTCCAGACCGCCGCGCAAGTTCTTGACAGCTTGGGCAAGGTGGTCAACGAGTCCGGCGTGGAATCCCAGGCCGCCAGCGCCCCCACGCTCCAGATCACGGTCGAGGACAAGCGGCAGGGCTGAGACTTAAGAGACTCGGGCGGCCCCCTTGCCAGGTCGGCCCCCTGCTGCTAGAGTGCAAGGGTAACAGACACCCCGGCACACCATGGCCACCATCCTCCGCCCCGTCGTTTTCGTACCGCTCACCCTCGGGCTAGCAGCGTTCGCCATCCTCCACCCCAGCACGAACGAGGCCCTGGCACGCTGCGAGAACCGAGGCGGCACCATCGCAGAGTGCAGGCTGATCGTGCTAGGGCGCTAGTACACTTGCACCACGTTACAGTGTGTGACAATGCGGCCCCACCACGGGGCCCAGTGTGCTACAGTAACAGCGACCACAACGGGACACCACCCCATGGCCACCACCACCCTGGCGCTGCTGCTCGCCGCGCTGCTCCTGCCGCTCCTGCTCCTGCTCTGGGCTACCGAGTCCAGGCCCCAGCGTGCGCGCCGCCTCCGCTCCTACGGCTGGAGCCAGCAGCGCATCGCCGACCACCTCGGCTGCAGCCGCTCCACCGCGCGCCGCCTCCTGGCCTAGCGGGCTAGTACAACTGAACTACCGGGGGCAGGGTCCGGCGCTGCGGGGGGCTGGGCACGGCTCAGGGAACCTACTGATACATTCCAAATTCCTTCTTCTGTTACACACCTCCGGGTAGGGGTTCGATTCTCCATCTGCTGGAACACCCCGCCCCAAAAAATATGCAACCTCTACCCTCTATTGCAGTAGGGTAGTCCGCATGAGTGATAACAACGTCAGTCTCCGCCACGCGCAGGGCGAAGTTTTCTCCAGCCGCACCCGATTCCGCGTGCTGGTTGCCGGCCGCCGCTTCGGCAAAAGCTACCTCTCCTGCGTCGAACTCCTGCGTGGAGCGATCGAACGCCCTGGCGAAACCTACTTCTACTGCGCCCCTAGCTACCGCATGGCTAAGGACATCGTATGGAAGCTCCTCAAGCGCCTAGTCCCAAAAGCCTGGGTCAAAAGTAAGAACGAGACCGACCTAAAAATCGAGCTGGTAAACGGCTCGACCATCGAACTGAAGGGCACCGAAAACGCAATGGCCCTACGCGGCCGCAGTTTGGCCGGCGTGGTGCTGGACGAAGCCGCCTTCATGGACAGCGAGGTCTGGTTCGAGGTGATCCGCCCCGCGTTAGCCGACAAACAAGGCTGGGCCCTCTTCATCTCCACCCCGGATGGAACGGCCAGCTGGTTTTACGACCTCTGGTGTTACTGCGAGGAAGGCGACCCGGACTGGGCCCGGTGGCAATTCACAACGATCGAGGGCGACAACGTCCCGCCCACCGAAATCGAAGCCGCCCGGGCCCAACTCGATGCCCGCACCTTCCGCCAAGAGTTCGAGGCCAGCTTCGAGAATCTCAGCGGTCTCGTCGCCGTCTCATTTTCGGACGACAACATCGACAAAACGGTCCAAGACCTCCCAGTTCTTCCCCTTTTGCTGGGGGTGGACTTCAACATCGACCCAATGTCTGCCGTTTGCGCGGTAAAAAAGGGCGACGTCCTGTGGGTTTTCGACGAAATCATCATGACGGGCGGCGCCACCACCTGGGACCTATGCGAAGAAGTCCAAACCCGCTACGGCGTGGAGCGCCGCATTATTGCCTGCCCCGACCCCACCGGCGGCGCCCGCAAAACCAGCGGCGTTGGCGCCACCGACCACAACATCCTGCGAAAATCCGGCTTCACGGTCTCCAGCCCCCGCTCCCCCTGGAAAATCCGCGACAAAATCACCTGCGTCAACACCGCCCTACTCGACGCCTCTGGAACCCGCCGCCTTTTCATCCACCCACGCTGCAAGGAACTGATCAAATCACTACGGACTTTGACCTACGCCCCCAACACAGGCCTCCCCAACAAAAATCTAGGCGTGGACCACGCATTCGACGCCCTGGGCTACATGTGTCTGCAAGTATTCAACCTGGCAAAACCCGAAAACATGGGCAAGACCAACTATCGTGTGTGGTAACTACTCGGCTAAAAGCCCATGCCCGGACATTACGGCGACATGAAGATGCCGAAAGGCGGTAAAGCTAAGCCGATGCCCGCCAAGGGCACCAAGAAAAAACCAGCCAAGAAAAAGTGACCATCCACACCATCCAGGGCCACCCCACCTTCATCGAGGTGGATGCCGAGACGGGTCGCACTGAAGTTACCTTTAATTTCCGCACGCCATCGGACGCCGCCCTCTTTGCCGGCTTCATGGGCAACATTTTCACTGGCGTAGAAGTCCTCGTTGACGTTGACGACGAAGTAGCAGAAGAAGAGGACGACGATTAAAGTAACCCCATGAGCATCCAACCCGGCCAGCACAATATCTCCATACAGCGACGGGCTGACTACGACCTATCGCTGCAATTCAAAGACAGCACAGGTGCTGCCATCAACCTTACCGGCTGGACCGTCTACGCGCAGGCGTGGAACGCAGGCCGCACCGTAAAGCACGCTGACTTCACGGTTACCTACACCAACCGCGCTACAGGCACCATCAGCATTGCATTAACCGATACACAAACTGCTGCATTTCCAGATGAAGCGTATTACGACGTGCTGCTAGAAGATTCCAGCGGATTACGCAACTACTACCTTGAGGGTATCGTGTACGTCTCCGAGGGTTATACAGCGCCATGACAACCGTAACCGTCAACGAAACTACCAACACAGTCGTTGTCACCACGCCAGGCCCTGCAGGCCCATCTGGTGCTGCTGCTCTAATGGTGCGCGGTCAAGCTAGCAAGATGGACAGCGCCACGATCGTGGTTAGCACCCAAGGCACATATGTAACCACTGGCTTAACCGCTACGCTTGATTCCAGTACAGCAAATGGCATGACCCTTGGAACGGTTAATGCCTTTGCGTTGAAAAATACAAGCGGGTCAACAAAACTGCTGCGGTTTTATGGCAGCATTGATGCAACAACAACAAGCGGCAACAACCAAGTTTTGGGCATCAAACTGGCATACAACGGCGTAGCCATTGACGCCACTGAATGCCGCGCATTTACCGGAAGCGGCGGCCAAGAAGCCAAGTTGGTAACTAGCTGGATGATTAGCGTCGCCAATAACGCTGAGGTATCGTTATTTATTGCTCACATTTCGGGTACCAGCAATATCACCTTTAGTCGCGGCAGGATTGTTGCCAGCGAGGTGTTCGCGTAGTGGCGATCGAATACCGTGGCGAGAAATTCTCGGGTTACAACCAACCCAAGCGCACCCCCAACCACCCGAAAAAATCCCACGCCGTCTTAGCCAAGGAAGGCTCGACGGTAAAACTTATCCGTTTCGGTCAGCAGGGCGTATCTGGCTCACCAGCACGAACAGGAGAATCGGCAGCAGACAAAGCCAGAAGGGCATCGTTCAAAGCACGGCACGCCAAAAACATCGCCAAAGGCAAGATGTCTGCTGCATTCTGGGCAAACCGCGAAAAATGGTGATACAAAGTGCCAAAATAGGTACACAGTAGGAGTCGAACCGTGGTTTACAGCGCCAACATCCCCCCAACTGGCGCTGTAGTCAGCGAGTCCCCCTTCGTCCGCAGCCTCGACGTCATCGCCATGATGCCGGACTGGGGCGTAATGGCCGCCGTCACCCGTGGCACCAACTACATCCGCGACCTCGCCGAGACCTACCTACCGCAGGAACCCCGCGAAGACCAGGACGCCTACACCACCCGGGTAGACCGCAGCGTCCTCAGCCCTTACACCAGCCGCCTAATCGAGACTGCCGCTGGCGCGATCCTGCGCAAGCCTATCCACATCGAAGGCGACCAGTATTGGCTGGACCTGGCCCAAAACATCGACGGCTTGGGCTCCAGCATTAACGAATACGCCCGCCGCGCACTGGTCAGCAGCCTGACTTACGGCCATAGCGCCATTTTGGTGGACTACCCGGCTGCCACTGGCGCATTGAATTTGGCGGAAGAGCGTGCCATGGGCCGCCGCCCCTATTTCGTCCATGTCGACGCCCCCCAAATCTGGGGCTGGCGCAAGGAATCTGGCACCAACCGCCTGCTGCAGGTTCGCATCCACGACTACGACGTCCGCCCCCTGAACGAATTCGGCGAAGAACAGGTCGAAGAAATGCGGGTGATCTACCCCGGCAAGTACGACCTCTACACGCTGGGCCAGGACGTCGTCGAGTTCACCGCAACCGGCGGCTACAGCCTCAACGAAATCCCCCTGGTACCCATCTACAGCAACCGCCGGGGCCTGCTGATTTCCCAGCCACCCCTGCTGGACATTGCCAACCTGAACATCACCCACTACCAGCGACAAGCCGACCTAATCCACGCCCTCCACATCGCCGCCATGCCCACGCTTGTCCTAGAGGGCTGGGACGACACCACAGGGAGCGCAACGATGGGTGTGAACTACGCCATCGCCATGCAACCAGGCAACAAGGCGTACTACGTGCAGGCCGACGCCACCAGTTTCGACGCCCAAATGGCCGAACTGGAATCACTGGCATCCCAGATGTCCACGTTGGGCGTCACCAAACTCTTCGGCCAAAAGTTTGTCGCCGAATCCGCCGAGGCCAAACGCATCGACCAAGCCCAATCCAACTCGGTCCTCTCGATCATCAGCCAGGAACTGGAGTCCGCCCTCAACCAAGCCTTCGCCTTCGCCGCCGAGTATGTCGGCATGGAGCCCCCCGAGATCACGATTGACCGCGATTTCGACTACTACCGCCTAATCGGCCAAGACGTCTCCGTCCTGGCGCAACTCAACCAGATGGGCAAAATCAGCGACGCCATGCTGCTGGAAATCCTGCGTCGCGGCGAAATCCTGCCCGACAACGTGAACATCGAGCAGGAACTTCTAACAACTGCCGATACCGACATACTCGAAGAGACTTCGCAAATCGAAGACTCCGCAGTAAACGAAGAGTCAGCCCGATAGCAGTCTGTACTTCGTGCTATACAGGTACTAGACTGCAGCAAACACGTAGTCCTGCATCCCGGTGTCATGCCCGCTACCTCTTACTTAGGCTCAGACGGGTTTGAGCGGCAGGTATCTCCGGCCAGCCCTCTTCCGGTAAACATCGGCAGCGCCACGTTGAGCGTGACCGCCGACGGCGTCGAAATCAAGAATGACGCGGGCAACCCCATCCCGACCATCCAGGGCCTGGAGATTCCTGCACACGACTATATCGGCATGACCTACACTGGCAGTAACCTCACTGGCGTGGTGTACAAGGATGGCGGCTCTGGAGGCACCACGGTGGCCACGCTGACTTTGGCGTACGACGTCAACGACAACCTCACGTCCGTCACCAAGAGCTGAGCCATGGGATACAAATTCAACCCATTTACAGGCAACCTCGACACGGTAGACAGCCCTAACGGCGTCTTCGAGGAAATTGATGTCAACGGCGACATCAC